TCGATATTATTATATTTACTCCCCGATGTTAGGCACTGAACATTAACGGTTTCAGACAGGGCACCAGCAGTAATTTTTATTTCATTTAATGTGGCAAATATCGATTGCCCGTCTCCTGTGACGCGAGTTCCTGCTGGAATAACCACATCGAATGATAATTTTTGATTTATAGAAAATTCCACAACACAACCGCAAACAGATTCTCGCCGTCGATAGGTCCCCAACATAGCCCCAATATGATCTAAATGATTTCCTGTGGCATAACGTAATAACGTTTGACGGGCTGCAATATTATAGATTGACCGTTCCTGAGCGATTCGATACGCTAGAGTACTCAAAAATAAACGAATCGGATCGCCTGGATACAGCACGGTTTTAGCAATTTTTTGATAATCATCTATAATTCGTCGCTCAATTGATTGTGCGTCAGTATCAGTAAAATTCACGTCAGCTAACAGACGTAATTCATCATACGATGTCATAATAAAACCCCTGATTTGATTTCGATTTTGACTACTGGTAACAATTGGCCATTCATCGCATCATTTTTATCCGTTGTAAAATTAATTTCTATAACGTTTACACGTGGTTCGTTTAGTTCGATTTGATTAATGATTTCCTCCCGATATTTAAATGCAGCCTGCATTTGTGGCATGTCGATAAAATCAGGATTTAAACCGAAATCTCGATCCAGATAAACGGACCCTTTTATAGTTGATAAAATCATGCGGACGTTTTGGATAATTTCATTTACGCCCGTAGCACCAATAGTAATATCGGAAACAGATTGTTCACCGGAAACAATAATACTACTCATCATCACCCCCTGAATCGATATCTGTAGGCATATGAGACGGGGTCAGCTGGCGCTCTTTTGATGCAGGAGGAGAACCAGGTAAACGTTGTGGACCTCCCCTCCCTGTTTCTCCGCGCATAGCAGTATCCTCTCGTTGTGCTGTTTTTGCATTATTCGGGAATGAATCGATATGTTCAACCAGTGTTACTGATAAATCGACAAATAATAACGCCCCGTTTTTACCAACGTGAGTTAGGTTTTCCTCAAATTCTCTCAACGTGAATTTGCCGAGATTACGAGAACCAATCATTAATCGATTAGCAACACCAGATGATAACATTTTGTTGAGTTTGAGCAGTTCTTGTTCAGGTTTGCAGTACGTTCGACTAAATTGCATATTAAATGTGATTTCGTCTAGTTCCTCGCCAGTTTTTTCTGAAACAGGTTTTTTACCTGCTACCTCATGATCTGCAAATTTTGCAGAAACATGACGAGTTAGTTCGTCAAATGTGCTGATGTGTGATGAGCTAACCTGAAAAATAACACCCCCATATGAGCCTATACCGAATGAAATTCCTAAACTATTAAAATCAACAAAATCAGACAGGTTTACTGAATTATTTAATGTGCTGGTAAACGTCATATATTAGACCCCGATATGCGCCCTTTAGCGGTAATATTAGCACTAGAGCTAATATCACTAGTCGATGATATTCTCCCAGTGATGTTCATGTTTTGTGAGGTGATTTCGGCGACAACCGCCCCACCAGCGACAACAGTTAGAGTGCCAATAATTTTGACATCACCAATTAAATCAATTTTTGGACATTTGACCGTTGCAGTTTTTGCAGCATCAATATTTGCTGTAGACGTTGTTTTCACAATTACTGGACCATTAACATTTGCTGTTAATGTACTCGTTGATTTGTCATAGTCTAAAACTGTGCCGTCCTCAAACCTCCAGTGCATAACCTGATTTAATGAATTGATTGGAGCTGTATTTTTTTCGTTATAAAACGTTCCTAAAATAAATCCGTCGCTATTCCCTGTCGGCATCATAATGCACAGGGCATTACAGCCAACATCAGGGGGAGCCTGATATTTATTTTTATTTGCGTTATTAACTAAAATGCGCAGATCATACGATACAATATTATCGATATCTGAAAACTGAACGCGGGCGGTGTTGTTCTGATTAACAGAAACAATAACGCCCCATCGAATCAATTTTTTTAATTCCTCGGAAACATTATCCATTAGTAACCTAGCACCCCTCTAATTGATATTGATGTTTCTAAACCTGAGGCGACTGACCACGAATGAGTAACCTCCTCTATAACCCACGTGCTGTAGTCCCAGACACCAAAACCGCTAATAGCAATTGTTAAACCTGCACGTAAATACAGATTCCCTACATACGTTAACGACCCCGTTATCTCGCGTTTATTTCTCCGTCTCAGGCTAGATTTTGCGAGTTGTTCGGCCTCAGCTAGACAACTACAGCGCCGATTTATTTTCAAAATTTTCCCGACTTTCGGCTCGCTGATTTTGTTTTTCTCCGATTTGCTAGCGCTAGGAGAGGTGATCACCATTCGGGTCTCGGGGTCGATTTTTACGTCATCCCCGCCGTCCGAATTCGATTTAGATTTAGAACCGTCGTTGCTCATAACGCCAGAACGACCGTCAGGCGTGTATTGATAGGTAACCAAATTCCCCGATTTACTATCCAAAAATTGTACCTGGCATGCGGAATAAATATCAGCACTCGAGGCACGAAATGAATGATTGATGAAACCGTCCTCGTTTTTTGTCAGTGTTAGGGAAACCTCCTGAACATCGTACAATCGTTCCTGGTATACTATGATTTTATTGTGAGATAGACGGACATTGACACCAATATACTCAGCAATTTTTATTAAAAATTCGAGGTCAGACTCGTTTTTTTGGTCGAATCTATCTATAACTGGGTCATAATCGCTATCAAAAAACACATCGAACCCGTGACGCTGGGCAATATCGTTAACCAAACCTGACAATTTGAAATTTTCCCACGCCTGACTGCGTGACTCCCCTCTAATGCTAGAGGTAATACCAACAGATAACGCGCCGATTGAAAACGTTGAAACAGGACCTGAATCGGTTAAATCGTCGATTTCAAACGAACCGCAATCTAGCATTGCATAGTCGTTAGGTTGATTCCAATTTTCAATAATAATTTGCGCAGTTAATGTTGCACCTCGCTCAGGAAACCACCCGTTAGACCAGATTCCAGTTGTGTTTTCAACGGTAATTGATAGATCGTCTGACTCTCCGTTTTTAGCCCTCTCAGTAAATGAAAACGACTCGATATAGTCGGACACATTAGCAGTAATATCTGTATCGTTATAAACTAAATTTAATCTGGTTCGGCGGGGGGCACTAGATATAAAATTTAACGCTGTATTTAGAGTGTTTTTTGCATCAATCATCCCACGGAGCCCTCATGGCATTAATTTTCGTTTTAGGCGTTTTAGGTATAATTAATTTAACACCTGCTGGAAATATAACTGTATTCGCATAATCTGGATTAGCTGCAATCAATATGTGTAATAGTTTTTCAGAGCCATAGATATCATGAGCCAGAATATCCCAGGTGTCACCCTGTACTGTATAATATTCCCACCACATTAATATACTCCTACACGTTTTTTGTTATATTGAAAATCACTAAATTGTTTTGCAAAATCGTTTTGAGCGTCCCTCAATGCATTTTTGACTCGTTTTTCGATATCATCAGCGTTACTAGAACAATTTATCGTAATATTCGGATTAAATGTCGGGCTGAATGACGTACGGATATTATTCCGTTGAGACGAGCCGCTAATCATATCATCAATAACATTTTTACCTGATTGAGGGAGCAAATTATCAAAAATAGTTGTATCAATACTATTTTGATTTTTTATATTAGCCACAATATCACTAAATTTCTGCGCAAATGCATTAATACCCGAAATCTGAGGACCGATCATTTTTTCAAACGAATTAATAGCCGTTGATAACAAACCTGTATTATTGGGCAACCATGATGATGTTGATAGTTCATTACTATCCGAATTTTTATCGGTAACGCGTAAACCCAACATTTTTGCTGATTGCATTAGTAGTTGTCGTCCTCGGGCAGGTTTAGTTAGAGGGATGACGGCCTCTGGTCCATCCTCTCCTATTTCTGCTATTTGACGGTGGCGAACTATCGCGCCATTCGCGTGATGAGCGTCAACAGCTAGTGAGGCTGCACTATCGAGACCAACATTTGAACGGACGGCATCGATATCTACTCCGACGGTAGCCATGCCCGATTTCATCCAGTCAGGTATCCAACCAGTAAAAATATCAATTATCCCCGTTTTTATTGAATTCCACGTTTTAACTATGCCGTCACCAAACGATTTGATTAGTTTAGACCCCTCATCGATGAGGCTAATACCTGTAAAATATTCAAATATTCCGTTTATGGCATTCATTATCAATGTCACTGGATTAAAATTTTTTAATAGATTTAATATTCCACTGACAAATCCATCATCAAATAGGCTAACGATACTATTGAACGTATTAGCGAAAAATGTTTTCACCCCCTCCCACATGTTTTTTATAAATGCAACAACTTTATCCCAGTTTTTATAGAGAAAATAGCCTGCTGCTACCAATGCAGCAATAGCCGCAATAACTAAACCTATAGGGTTAGCGAGTAATGCAATACCAAATTTAATTATTACAGGTATTAATTTGATAAATGATTTACCGAGAACCAAAGCCGCTTTGCTCGTTACCGTTAACCATGAGGCGAGCTGAATCGTTTTAATTGCTAAAAATAATTTTCCTGAATTTTTTAATAATGGAGCCCATCCACCGAGTGCAGCGGCAGTGTTATTTACTCCTGTAATAACCCCAGTTAAAAAATCCCTGATTTGAGGCAATACAGATTTAAAATTTTCTAAAAATTCACCAATTTTTGTGGAAATCAATTCACGATTAGAACTGATCCATTTGGCCATAGATTGTAATAGCGGAGTAATAATTGGAATTAGCTGTTTACCTATAGTGTTAAAAACGCCCCTCGCCGATTTTTTTAATGTATCCAAGTTGTCACAAAACTCAGCGCTAGCCTTGGCTTCATCATTGCTGAACGTCATTCCGAGTTCATCAGATTGTTTAATTAAATCCTGAATTGCAGCACTACCACCCTGCAGTAGGGGGATCATGTCAGCTCCCGATTTACCAAAAATAGCCATTGCCAAATCTGATTTATAGATACCCTCAGGCATTTTTTTAAACGTGTTTGACATTTCGAGCATCACCTGATCGGCAGTTTTCATATTACCGGCACTATCTCGAATACTGACGCCTGCGCGTCTAAATGCTAGTTGCGCAGCCTTGTTACCCTGCGCTGCTGCAGCCATTTGTTGATTTAATTTTAGAACGTTAGCACCGAATTTCTCGGTTGATACCCCGCTCATATTGGCGGCGTGATCCCATTGGCTCAACGTTTTAGCTGAAATTCCAGTTTTCATGGACAATTTGTCAAATTGATCTCCTGATGTTGCAGTATTTTTAGCTAACAACATCATAGCTGGAATTGCTCCAGCTACACTGCCGACCATTGCCGTTTTAAATGCAGTTATAGGGCCAGAGAGAAATTTGAATTGCTGACCGAGTGAATTTGCAGATTTTTTTATGGTGTTAATATGTTGAGCGGTTTTTTTTGTGGCGTTGATTAATGACGGGTCCAGCTTGCCTTTTAATAACCACGACATTGATAACTGGGTTGATTTAGCCATTTTTTTTATCCTGCAATTTATTCACTCGATTAGTTACATGAATCCATTTAATTAATTGAATCAGAGGCTGTTTTAAATAAAAATCGTGAGGTGTACTGTTAGCGCGAGACAGCATAACTACAACCATCATGATGTCATCCGCACGAATACGCCCCACTACTGCATCAAAAAACCCTGCGTTGNCATGGTTATTGCCGAAACGTCTTTGATGGAAAATTTCTTGAGGACTTCATACGGAACGTGTGCAGCGCGTGCTGAGACGTGCATTAAATACGTTTTATTCAATTCCGCCGGACCTGCAATAATATGCCCCGATGAGGTCATTTCAAATTCGGCTGACGCAATATCGTCACCAGTTAAACTAGATAAATCCAACGTAATTATTTTATATTCTGTTCCGTCAATTGTGACTGGACGTTTTAATTCATACGTGATAATTCCGCCATTTTGTTCTAATGCTGTTTCTGTTGTTCTACTCATAATGATTAAATCCTGTTAATAAAAAAGCCCACTCACGCGGGCTAAATAAGATAAGGGAAAGAAATGAAAAAACTAAATACCAATGGCTTTGCGAACGTCAGAATTTGTATCTTTGCCAGCAACTCGATAAACGTTATTTAGTGGGTCAATTTCAACAACATCTTGCCCATCATAAATCTCACGATAATAAATAACAGAAAATTCAATCGCTCGATCCTGCGTTTCACCTGGAACGAATTTACCAACTGTATTCGTTTTCGGTACCGCCCGATATATCAATTTATGTTGTTTAACCACCAATTGCCCAGTTTTTGGGTCTGTTTCCTGAATCGCACCCCATAACTCTAAATGATGCGCTTCCTGCGTTAATATGTTTTTTGTTTCAGGTGTAATATCACGGAAATTTAGGGTCATCG